CCTGCACGGCGCCAACCTGAGCTGGGCCAACCTGAGCGGGGCCAACCTGCACGGCGCCAACCTGAGCTGGGCCAACCTGAGCGGGGCCAACCTGCACGGCGCCGACCTGAGCTGGGCCAACCTGAGCGGGGCCAACCTGCCCGGGCCGACCTGAGCGGGGCCCAGGGCCTGCCAATCACGGCAGATGCTCCAGCGCGGCTGCAGGCGGTGGCTGCGCAGGTTCTCAGCAACCCCGATTGCCTGCGCATGAACTCGTGGCACAGCAACTGTGGCACCGCCCACTGCCTGGCCGGCTGGGCCATTCATCAGGCCGGGCCGATCGGGGCCACGCTTGAAGCGCTCCACGGGGCGCACCTGGCTGGACTGCTGCTGCTGGGGGATGACGCCGCAGCGCGGTTCTACCAGTCGAACGACGAGGTCCTGCAATGGCTGCGGACGGACAGGCGACTCGAGCCGTGAAACTCCCGCAGCGCTACCAGTGCCAGGGCCTGTGGGTCGAGACCTGCGGCAGTGGGTTCAACGCCTGCTACCGGGGCAGCTCCCGGTGGTTCGCCAACCGGGCGGACCTGGCGAGCTGGCTGAAGTGGCCGAAGGGCCCATCGAAGGATGCGCTGACGGCCTGGCTGGACGAGATTGAATCAACCACGCAAACGACACCATGAAACTCATAGGACTGTGTTCCTGGGCCCCGGGCTCAGGCAAGACGACGGTGGCGGACATCATCAGCCGCCTGCATCCAGACCAGCTGGTGCTGCGACCATCGTTCGCCGGGCCGCTGCGCACCATGCTGCGGGGGCTGCTGGTGGAGGCTGGCTACAAGCACGCCGAGGCCGTAGATGCCCTGACGTGCTACAAGCACCTGCCTCTGGAGCTGCTGCCGGGCGCTCCGACCCCGCGGGAGCTGATGCGCACCCTCGGTACCGAGTGGGGCCGGCAGCTGATCCATCCGAACATCTGGGTGGGGATCATGGAGCGGAAGATCCAGGCGGCTGGCCCCGATGACGTGGTCATCATCGATGACGTCCGCTTCCCCGATGAGTTCGCGCTGATCCGCCGCCTCGGCGGCACCGTCGCGGCCATCCGACGCAAGGCGGCCGAGGATCAGCTGAGCCTTGAGCAGCGGCGGCACGTCTCGGACATGGCACCAGACATGACGAGCGTGGGCGCACTGATCACGAACGATCAGGGGCTGCAGGAACTGGAGCAGCAGGTGGCGTCCCTGGCGCGGGAGGGGGTGCTGTGATGTGGAACCAGAGAGAGGACGGCTGGATCCAGGAGCTGGCCAAAATGATCGCGGACCTGCGGCAGGAAAGCTACAAGCAGCTGCAGCGCATCGAGGCGCTAGAGGAGGACAGCACAGAGCAGGCCGAAAGCAACCGATTCTGCACTGATGCCATCGTCGCCCGCATCGAGGCGCTGGAGAAAGACGGCGTCGCAATCAGACTCAACCCTGGCGTAACCATCCAGGGACCCGCCATTCTCAGAACCCGCATCAAGTCAGAGCAGCAACCGCAGCAGTCAAAGCGGGATGCCGTGCTGGATGCGTTGCGACTCGCCATGCCGCATGATCTTTTCCCGCAGCAGCCCGCCCCAGCTACCGAGGAATCCTCGGCAACTGCCCCGCCCGCGCCTGCCGGTGGGCTGGTGGAGCGGTTGTCTCATCTACTGGCCAAGCAGTTCAGCGAGTCCCGCCCTGGCACCGACTGCACGCCGTTCGCCTGCGACGTGCTCCGCGAGGTGGCGTCATGGCTGCGGTCGGACGGCCCAGACTGGCCATCCGTCGCATCCCTACTGGAGAAGGAGGCCAACCAATGACCACCGACTTCCGCGCCTTGTCCGCTCAGCTGCTGGCCTGGGCTGAGCGGACCAGCGCCCACTACGTCGTGCCTCCTCATGTGATCCTCCGCGCCCGCGCCGCGCTGTCCGCCCCGGAGCAGGGGCCGACGGATGAGGAGCTGATTAGTACGTACCAGTCTGCGTATGAGCCCGCATGGAAGCGTGGTGAATACAGCGGCTGTCACGTTGACGGCCTCCGCGCCGTGCTCGCCCGCTGGGGCCGCCCTGCCGTCGAGCCGGTGCCGGTCGCTGAGCGGTTGCCGGGGCCGGAGGATTGCGACGACCAGGGGCGGTGCTGGTGGTTGGACCGACCACTGAAGAACGGCCCAGCCCATTGGATGCTGCGTCGTCAGGATGACGGGCTGCTGATCCCGTTCATCGCCTGGGCCCCCCACTGGGCGATCCCCGTGCCGCAGGAGGGGGCCGATGACAGTCGCGGATAGGTTTACTGGCAAACTGAGAGATCATTTGAGCGACTTATTTCCGCATCCCAATGGCAAGTTCTGCGATTATTGCGGGCATTACACGATAGATAGGTGTGGACTTTGTGGTGCTCCTCAGTGCTGCCCTAGATGCTGCATTGAGACTTTAGAGCAAGGCAACATGGAGGTAGTCTGATGGGAAGATACCACGTCTCCATTGAGCTTGAACATAGAGACATTGCAATGATTCTCACTCACTTGCATCAATCATCGCGTGATGGCTGGTACTATGGAAATCGCGTTCATTTTTGTAATCGTAGGGATAGGCTGATTGAATTGCTGGAATCTAAACTTCCCCAGGAACCTCAACCATGACCGCACCGGAACCTCTCTCCCCCGCCGCGCAGGCGGTGCTGGATGCATTCTTATCTGAATGGGATGTTTATGCTGTTAGCGAAGCACGTTGGGCAACTGCCGCCGCCATCCGCGCTGCTGCGGATCGGTCGATGAACCTAATCGGTGACATTTGCCATCCAAAGTACATAGAAGGTATCGAAGCAGCATCAGATTTTCTGGAGCGCATCGCCGCCGAGCTGGAGGCCTGACCCCGCGGCCCGCCGGAGCCGCACCCAATCCGGCGAACATCCACTCGCTCACCTCTCCAATGGCTCTCATCTCTGGAACCTCCCGCGCCGATGTCCTGATCGGCAACACCAACGAAACCGATCAGATCTACGTCAACAACATCGGCGATCAGATCCTCAACAGTGAGGGCCGCGACGTGATCCAGTCATGGATCAACTTCGACATGGCCGCCAGCCAGGCCCAGTACCTCGTGCTCATGGGCCGCTCCGGTCTCACCGCCACCGGCACCGCCCGTGCGGAGGTGATCGGCGGCAACGCCGGCGACAACATCATCAACGGCGGCAAGGGCCAGGATCGACTCACCGGTGGCCGCGGCGCTGACACCTTCGTGTTCGACGCCTACGGCCAGCTCAACGCCGACATCATCGAGGACTTCAGCCGGGCCCAGGGCGACACCATGGCCCTGTCCGGCGACGTGTTCGGCGTCGCGGCCGGGACTGCTGTGGACTTCGCCGAGGGTGCTGCCCTGGGCGCTGGCCCGACGGTGTTCCGCGACGCCACGAACCAGCTGTGGTTCGATGCCGACGGCACCGGCGACGGTGCTGCGGTGGTGTTCGCGCAGTCGCGGGCCCAGGGGCTGGACTCCAGCTGCTTCGCGGTGATCTGATCGGTCAGGGGCCCCGGCACTGCGCTGGGGCCTTGGACGATCCTGGGACTGGCCACCGCCGAGACCGCCGGACCGTAACGGTGGGGTTACAGTGTGAGGGCCGGGGCGGAGACGCTCCACCGTTCACTCACCAGTCATGACCATCCTTCAATCCCGGATTGATAACTTCATCTCTACTGTCAACTGTGGCGATGAAATGATCCTGAGCGAGCACGGCTCAATAGAGCAGGGAACCGGCCTGATTTTCGGATACGGGCACACGGGCTGGTATCTGCTGGACAGCGGCCACCGTGTTGAACTTGGGGCCACGGTTACTTCCCAGGCAGTCATGCTCATTGCCGCCGACTGGGCCAGCGATACAGGAGTCGAGCTGGCCTGACCCCACGCCCCGCCGGGAGCGCATCCCGGCACCACCTTCACCACCTCGCCCCACCACCCATGACCACCACTCCCACTGTCGACCAGATCCTCGATGCCACCAGCATCGGCTGCGGCGAACACCTCTGGATCAGCGAAGGCGGTGCCATCGCCATCAAAACCGATGAGCTGCGCCCGGTGCTTGAGCAGGCCTACGACCCCGAGATGCTGAATTGGACTGGACTGATCAGCATCGATGACGACGGCGACTGGTTCTTCGCCTGATCCACACCACCTTCACCACCACGTCACCATGACCACCACCCTCTGCATCCTCGCCACCCTCCTGGCGATCATCACTATCCCCCTGGTCCTGCTGCTCTACATCACCGAGACCCGGCAGCAGCGCATCAAGCGCTGGCGCTCCGCCGGCTGGACCCAGCAGCGCATCGCTGATCGGCTGGGCATCAGCCGGACCACTGTTCGCAGAATCCTCGCCTGACCCATGAAAGCGACCATCAACCCAGACGGAGTGCTCACCGTCATCCCAGACAACGAGACCGAGGCCTATGCGCTTCGGCAGTGGCTGGCCTGCTACAGGCCGGCAGCCCCCACCGATGCCATCATCAACACCCCCAGCGCCCTGTGCATCGCATGGGACGACCTTGGCGACACTGCCGCCTGACCCATGCCCCTCTCCAACACCGAGCGCCAGCAGCGCTTCCGACAGCGCCAACGTGGTCTGATCCCGCCCGTCCAGCAGCTCTGGTGCCGCATCTGCGGCGCCGGCTGCACCGATGCCCATGGCGTCCTGTGCCGCACCTGCTGGCGGCTCCACACTCCGGAGGGCAAGGCGTACAACCGCGAGCAGGTGCGCCGGTCCAGGGCCAGGCGTGACAATCCGTGAACCGGTCATTGGCGGGGGTGGCAGGGCGTAACGGGTGGGTTACAGTTGGGCCACCGGGGCGAACCCAGATCCCACCGCAACTCACCAGCCATGACCCAAGCCGAAACCGCCTACGCCGAGCAGCACGCTGCAGCCGCCGCGCTCCTCCAGCAGCTCAGCAGCGCCCTGTTCGACATGCCGGCTCCCGAGGGCGACACCCGCATCAACTGGGCCCACGTCGGCAGCGTGACCGAGATCCGCAGCCAGCTGGAGCAGACGCTGGCGTTCATGACCAACACCCAGGCCTGAGCCCCCAGCCGGGGGCTTTTTTCATGGCCCGTAGACTCACCCCGTAGGCATGCTGCCGATCCATGCTCGAACTGCGGCGCCACTCGCCCGAGCTGCTGGAGCTGCGCATCCCCTACACCCGGGACATTCCGCACGACTTCCTGCTGGTCTCGGACGTCCATCTCGACAACCCCCACTGCGATCGGGAGCTGCTGCGGCGCCACCTGAACCAGGCCCAAGGCCGCGGCGCTCCGGTTCTGTGCTTCGGTGACCTGCTGTGCCTCATGCAAGGCAAGCGGGACCGGCGCGGATCGAAAGGCAGCCTGCGGCCTGAGCACGCCGGGTCCAACTACTTCGATCTGGTGTTCGACGAGTGCGCCGCGTGGCTCAGTCCCTGGGCCAGCAACCTGGCACTGATCTCCGACGGCAACCACGAAACGGCGGTGCTCTCCAATCAGGAGATCGACCCGCTCGAGAACCTGACACGGCGCCTGCGCGGCTACGGCTCCAAGGTGGAGCACCTGCCGTATCAGGGCTGGGTCTGGTTGACGTTCTACCGACCCGGTGCCAGCCGGCAGGGGCGCACCCGCCGGGTCACCCTGTTCTTCCACCACGGCGCCTGGGGCGGGATTATCTCGAAGGGCGTCATGGGCGGCGGCCGGTACGCCAGCATCGCCCCTGAGGCCGACGTGATCGTCAACGGCCACAACCACGAGCGCACGGCTGTGTCGCACGCCTGCTACCGGGTCACGCAGCGCGGCCAGCAACGGATCCAGCAGCGCTGGCATCTGCAGACGGGCACGTACAAGGAGGAGTTCCAGGCCGGCTCAGGCTGGGCCGTGGAGCGGATCGTGATGCCGAAATCGCTCGGCGGCTTCTGGCTCCGCTGCACGCCGCGGGACGAGGGGGTGGAGATCGGCTGCGAGCCGGCGTGAGGTGACAGCGACTGGACTGGCCAGGGCGGCAGTGCTGGCGTAACGCTAGGGTTACAGTGGCGGAGCAAACGAGGGCCGGCCATGACCACCACTTCCATCTTGACCACCGTTCCCCAGCCGATCCGCCCCAAGCGGCACCAGTCCGGTAACGCCGAGCGCATGCTGCAGGTGCTGCGCGACCACAGCTCTGATGGCACCCTCCAGCAGCTTGCCTATGGCGTCATCTGGGCCGATCACACCTGCCGCACCACTGGCACCGTCTCGATGGCGATCCGTCGCGCCACGGCCTGGCAGGTCGCTCGGATGATCGGCGCCATGGTCGCCGATGGCGTCAGCACAGCAGCAGCTGTGCCGGCGTGGCTGAACAGCCGGGGCCTTGACGCACTCGCGGCGGCGTGACCCCCGCGAGCCGGCGTGAGGTGACAGTCTGCAAACCGTCACTGGGCCTGTAGGCCGCACCGTTCCTCTGGGTTTATTGTCCGATCACCGGGGCCAACCCGGTCACACTTACACCCACAGGACCCATGACTCAGACATCTCCGGTGGCAGCCCTTGCCATCTCCGCGCCGGACTTCCGGCACCTGAAGATCGACATCAAGGGCACAGCACCGTTGGTCATCAATCGATTCAGCGCCAAGGCCATGGAGATCATGCGTCAGACGCAAGAGGCCGGCAGTACCGCAAAGTCCAAGAAGACGCGAGACCCCAAGGACTTCGACGCGCTTTACGAGGGCGCCAAGCACATCTCGAATGAGGGCTGGGAGGGAATCCACGCAGCGGCATTCCGAAACGCTGCAATCAGCGCCTGCCGCGCCTGCGGCTTCAAGATGACTCACGCCAAACTGGCGTTCATGGTCCTATCAGACGGCTTTGACCGTGTTGACGGTGCGCCCCTGGTTCGGCTCACCAGCGGCGAGGCCGAGCCCTGGACCGCTCCGACCCGCAACGCGACCGGCGTGGTTGATCTCCGCTGCCGCCCCTTGTATCGCGAATGGTCCGCAACACTGCGGATCAGGTACGACGCCGGCATGCTGACCGATTCCGATGTGGTGAACCTGCTCGCCAGGGTGGGACTCCAGGTCGGCATCGGCGAGGGCCGTCCCGACAGCAAGCAGTCGGCCGGGCTGGGTTTCGGCCTGTTCGAGCTGATCTGATCGCATCGTGGCCCGGCTTTGCCGGGCCTTCATGGCAGGCAAGGCACGGCTTGGCGCGGCGAGGCCGGGCAGGGCAGGCAAGGCACCGCAGGCAAGGCACGGCTTGGCGGGCAAGGCGAGGCATGGCGTAGCGCGGCGGGGCTCGGCTTGGCAGGCGAGGCGTGGCTTGGCAGGGCGCGGCCCGGCCGGGTCAGGCACCGCAGGCAAGGCAAGGCCCGGCAGGGTGGCGACTGGCGAGGTGAGGCAGGCGTGGCGTGGCCTGGCTCGGCATGGCACCGCAGGCACGGCAAGGCACGGCAAGGCATGGCACGGCCGGGCACGGCCGGGCAAGGCCCGGCGCGGCAGGCAATGCTAGGAGTGGCTGGGTAGGCGAGGCAGGCTCGGCGAGGCAAGGCAAGGTAGGCAAGGCAGGCATGGTGCGCCCTGGCTGGGCCCGGCTCGGCAAGGCTCGGCAAGGCGAGGCACCGCAGGCAAGGCAAGGCCAGGCGCGGCGGGTCGTGGCGGGGCAGGCATGGCAAGGCCTGGCAAGGCGCGGCAAGGACCGGCCGGGCATCGCAGGCAAGGCAGGCATGGCAAGGCTTGGCAAGGCCAGGCAAGGCCCGGCATGGCACCGCAGGCATGGCAAGGCCTGGCAAGGCGCGGCAAGGCCCGGCCGGGCCTGGCGAGGCAGGCAAGGCACCATCAACCTTCACATCAACTCCAATGACTCAGTATCAGTTCAGGGAAGGCAGCCGAATCACGGCCGTCAGTGCACAGACAATCGGCGACGAACTCAGCCGAATCCAGCGGGAAGATCACGCCGTCACGCCAACGGCAGTTGTCAATGCCGCCAGGCCGGATGACGCACCGTTGCATCCCGCCTTTGAGTGGGATGATGTCATTGCCGCAGAGGCTCACCGCGAGCATCAGGCTCGCACGTTGATCCGATCGGTGACGGTCATCCGCGACGAAAAGCGTGAACCGGTCTACACCCACGTCCAGTCGATCGGATACATGCCGACGCCGATGGTCGCTGCGAATGAGGATCTGTTTCAGATGGCGGTCAAGGAAGCCACCAAGCGGCTCAAGTCCGCAGAGGAACAGGTCGGGATTCTGCTGCGCTACAGCAAGGGCGATGATCTGGTCAGGGTTCAATCGGCCCTGCGGGACATCGAGAGCGCGGCGGCTCAGATTGAAGGGTGACCCCCACGGGGCCCATCAGGGCCCCATCACCCTCCCCCGCCCATCACCCTCCCCCGCCCATCACCCTCCCCGCGCCATCCGCCCCGCCACGACCCGCTGGGCCCAGCCCCACGGGTTCGCCATGCCGCGGGCCCTGCCGATCTGGACCAGCTCCTGGTAGGTCCTGGCCTGGCCCTGCTCGCGCTTCCGGGCCCGGGCCTCGCCGGCCTTCATCTCCCGCAGCTCCCCCGAGGTCATCCGCAGCTCTCGCGGCTTCACCGCCGGCACCGCTCCGCACTCGGGGCAGGCCGGCAGCGTCGGGCTGTAGCACGCGAAGCACCGGTCGCACTCGCGCACCGGCACCACCTGCCCGCCATCCCGGACCCGGCGGCGCCGGCCGTCCAGGCTCCACTCCCGTCGCTCCTCCGGCAGCCCGTGGCGCCGAACGTTGCCGACGTGGTCCAGGATCAGGCAGTCATCCTTCCCCGGTGCCGTGCGCAGCCCTCGGCCGCAGCCCTGCAGCCAGATCGTGACCGATGCCGTCGGCCGCAGCCAGATCACGGCGTCGAGGGCCGGCACGTCGACCCCGGCGACCCACAGCTGGGCGCAGGCCACCAGGTCCAGGTTGCCAGCCCTGAGCAGCTGCACCGCCTGCTGGCGCTGGTCGTCGCTGCTGCAGCCCGAAACCGCCATGGCCCGCAGCCCGGCCGCCTGCCACCGCTCGGCCACCGCCTGGGCATGGCGCACGGTTGAGCAGAAGGCCACACCGCGGCGCCCCTGGCACAGCCGCTGCCAGTGCTCAAGCGCGTCGCCCACGATCGTCGGCCGCGACAGGATCTCCCCGGCAGCCCCCTGGTCGAACTCGCCAGCCCGCATCCGCACCTGCGACAGGTCGGCGATGGCCGGGGCGAACGTCCGGGGCCGGGCCAGCAGGCCCTCGGCCACCAGCTCGCCGGTGCTGCACGTCGGCACCAGCCCGTCGAACAGCTCGCGCAGGCCACGACCGTCGAGCCGTTCGGGGGTGCCGGTCAAGCCCAGCAGGAGCGGGTTGCCCGCGGCGGCGATCACCTGCCGGTAGGTGGCGGCCACCGCCAGATGGCACTCATCGACGATGATCAGATCCGGCGGATCCAGCTGGCGCCGCGCGGCCGTCTGAACCCCGACGACCTGGACCGGGGCTGGAACCGGGCGATGGCCAGCGCGGATCTGCCCGAACTGGATCCCGGACTGGTCCAGCCGCTGCGCCGTGTCGTCGAGGATCTCGCGCAGGTGGGCCAGGAACCACACCCGCCGGCCACGGGCCAGGGCCGACCGGATGATCTCCACCGACACGGCCGTCTTGCCGAACCCCGTGGGCGCCACCAGTACCGGTGCCCGGGCGCCTGAGGCGTAGGCGCGGCGGAGGTCGTCGAGCGCCTGCTGCTGGCGGGGGCGGAGGGCGAGCATGGGGCCAGGGTCAGCTATAGTATGGTGCAGCCATGGTAGACCCCAGGGCATGAAGCGCTACGACTCAACCCGCATGGTGCGGGTCATCCTGTCAGAGGATCAGCGGCAGTGGCTGGAATCCAAGGCCACAGGGATGAACACGATGTCGGCGGTGATTCGTCGGATTATTGATCAGGCGATGACCCAGGGCCCTCATGCCTGACCCTATTTCAGGGGAGCAGCCCTCACTCCTCGACCAGCTCCAGGCCCTGCCCTCAGACTGGCCGCTGGTCGCCGTTGACGGCGAGAAGCGCGCCTACCAGAAGAACTGGCAGCAGAAGCACCTGACCCATTGCAGGGCCGCCACTGAGATCCGCAACGGTCGGGCCAGGGCGATCGGCGTCGTCGCCGGACCGCCGGCCGGGATCCTGTTCGTTGACCACGACGGGCCCAGCGCATCCGATGTGCTCGCCAGGCTCGGCATCCCCGTCGACTCCCTGCCGCCGACGCTACAGGTCACCTCGGGCCGTGACGGCCGGTTCGCGCTGCTGTACCGGGTTCCCGAGCGGTACTGGCCGTCCATGCGTCAGCGACGGTTCTGGTACACCGGCGAGCCTGACCAGGCCACCGGCAAGCCATCTCGGATCCTCGGCGATGACGGCAAGGCCGAGCAGCTGGACCTGCGGTGGGCCGGGCACTACCAGATTGTCATCGGCGCCCATCCGATCACCGGCGCCTACCGCTGGGTGCGCGGCCCTGCTGATCACGAACTCGCGGAGGCTCCGGTCGAGCTGATCGAGCTGATGCTGGCGGAGCCGGATCCGGTCGCGGTCAGCTCAGACCCCCAGCCCCCGATGCCGCCGCCGCCGGCCCCGGTCGGCACGATCCCATTGCTGGACATGGTGTCGCGGGACACCCGGCAGCTCATCGAGTCCGGCGGCACTCCAGGTTGCTGGAACGACGACCAGATGCGCCTGTCGCTGGACCTGATCGGCACAGAGGCCTGGATCCGCGCCCAGGGCCACAGCCCGGACATGACGGCGCAGGATGCCTTCGAGATCCACGTCCGGGCGGCCCGGGCCCAGTCCTCGGACTTCGACGAGCGCAAGGCCTGGCGGCGGTTCCACGGGGCCGAATCCCGCAGCTGCCGCCCATCGACGCCGGAGCGGAGTCTGGCCGATCGGCTGCGCTACCACACCCGCGGGCCTCGGCAGGATCCTCCGGGGGCTGAGGGGCCCACGCAGCCCGGCAGCGAACCCCAGCAGCCGCGCAGCAGCGGCGATCACCCATATACCCTCCTGGGATTCGACGGCGACGCCTACTACTACCAGCCCCGCGCGACCGGCCAGATCCTGCGCCTGACCCGCTCGGCTCACACCTCCACCAACCTCGTGGCCCTGGCGCCCCTCGAATACTGGGAGGCCATCGCCCCCAGCAAGACCGGCGCCAACTGGACCCAGATCGCTTCCCTGCTGTTCCAGCAGCAGGCAGCCGTCGGCGTCTACCAGCCCAACAGGATCCGCGGTCGCGGCGTCTGGTGGGATCGGGATCAGCCCGTCATTCACCTCGGCGACCGCCTGATCGTTGATGGCGCCACCCATCCCATCGGCTATCAGCTGCCCGGCAGCCGCGCGCTCTATCAGCGTCTCGGGGCCCTCGACGGACCTGGCGATGCCGAGGCCATGGCCGACGCAGAGGCCGCCGAGATCCTGTCCATCGCTGAGCGGTTCCGCTGGGACGTGCCAGCGTCGGGACTGCTGCTGGCCGGCTGGACGGCCCTGGCGCCCATCTGTGGGGCCCTGCCATGGCGACCGCACATCTGGCTCACCGGGGCAGCCGGCACCGGCAAGTCTGCGATCCTTGACGACTACGTGCGGCCACTGCTCGGGGATCTCGCGGTCCGGGCCCTGGGCAACACCACCGAGGCGGGCATCCGCCAGACCCTCCGGGCCGATGCCCTGCCGGTCGTGTTCGACGAGGCCGAGAGCAATGAGAGGGCCGATCAGCAGCGGATCCAGTCGGTTCTCTCCCTGGCCCGGGTGGCCAGCTCCGAATCCGCCGCTGTGACGATCAAGGGCAGCGCCGACGGCGAGCCGCTGCAGTTCACGATCCGATCCATGTTCCTGTTCAGCTCCATCGCCCACGGGCTACGGCAGGGGGCGGATCTGAGCCGCTTCGCCCAGCTCACCCTGCGCAGCCCGGCGGACACCCCGCAGGCCGAGCGCGAGGCTCACTGGCGGACACTGAGCGCCGACCTGGCGGCCACCGTTACGCCGGATGCCGGGCGTCGCCTGCAACGCCGCATGATCGGGCTGATCCCCTCGGTTCGGCAGAGCATCGGCATCTGCACCGCGGCAGCCGCCTCGCACTTCGGATCGCAGCGCATGGGCGATCAGTACGGGGCAATGCTCGCCGGCGCCTGGCACCTGATGGCAGCCGATGCGATCACCGCCGATCAGGCCCGGGCTCTGATCGGTCAGAACAACTGGGAGAGCTACTCGAGCGCCGTCGAGCTGCCGGACGAGGAGCGATGCCTGCGCCGGATCCTGCAGCACCAGGTGAGGGTTGAGGCCAGCCAGCGGGTGGTCAGCCGCAGCGTCGGGGAGCTGGTCGGGCTGGTCGCCGTCGGCGTCGACAGCGACCCTGACGTCACGGTCGGCCTGGCCGCGCAGGTGCTGGCCCGGAACGGCCTGCGGGTTGACGACGGGCACCTGCTGGTCAGCAACACCGCCGAGGCCATCCGCGAGTGGCTGGACGGCAGCCCCTGGGCCAGCTGCTGGAACGTGGTCCTGGCGCGGCTGCCGGGCGCCAGCAGGGCCAGGCCGGTGCGGTTCGGCGGCACCGGCAGCGTCTCCAGGGCCGTGCGGCTGCCCGTGAACCTGATCGATCAGCTGCCGTAACGCTCTGCGGGCGTAACGCAGGTGGGTCGGTGTAACGCTTTCAGGGGGGTGCGTTACGCCCCGGATCCCTTGGCATGACTGGGTTGTAACGCTTTTCAGGGTTGTAACGCCGAAAGGTATAGCCCCCTAAATCCATCCTTCCATCCATCCATCCATCCATCCATCCATCCATATATACATATCTGTTACGTTACATATAAATATAAGAGGGGGTGAGATTCACTGCAGCGCAAGGGATTTCGGCTGTAACGCCCCCCGTTACACCCTGGGTAGCGAGACACATAAGACCCCAGCCTGGGGCTGTGATCTGGGCCGTTACGCCCCCCTGCTGGACCCGTAACAACCAGCCCAGCCGCGCCAATCCCCCAACTGGCCACAGCAGCCCATGCCAGACCGTAAGCGGTGCGCTAAGGTATGGGCATCGGGGCCGAGGGTTCCGATCTTCCACCGTCACACCCCACGTAGTCATGCTCATCCGCACCACCAGCCAGCTCGCCAAGCACGCCCGCTGGGCTGTCCTCAATGTCCAGACCGACGAAGTGGTTGAACTGAAGCTCACCCGTAAAGAAGCTCAGGCCGCCTGCGACGAGATGCACCGCTATGCCAACACCACCAACTGGATGAAGGTTGGACGCAATCCAGGCTTTGAGTCCGATCTCCAAGCCGGAGCCAACTTGATGGCGCTAGGGAACTGAACTGCCTGCCTGGCTGATCCGATCACCACCCCCCACCCGAACCATGACCCCCGCCACCCTCCCGACCATCCACCTCAACGGCACCGGTGCCGACGCCCTGCGACAGGAGTACCGCGCCGTGCGCAAGGCCATCTCGGCAGCTTCCGACGCCCTGGCCGCGGCCACGTGCAACCAGCGGGACTTCTACCCACAGGAGCCAGCCGCATGGCAGCGCGCTCGACTTGAGCGGGAGCGGGCATTTGAGCTGCTGCGGCAGGTGAGCGACTATGCCGAGCAGTGGGAGATGCACGCCCTGGAACACCGCCGCCCATGACCCCCCTCAGCAACGCCGAACACCAGCGCCGCTGGCGCCTCCGCCAGGCGGGCCTGCTGCCGCCGGTGGAGCGCCACAGCTGCGTCGCCTGCGGCAAGGCCCACCGCGGCGCCCACGGTGCCCTCTGCGCCAGCTGCTGGGAGCGCACGACCCCCGAGGGCCGGGCCGCCCACAGCGAACGGGTGAAGCGATCGCAGCGACGGGCCAGGGCCCGCCGGGCCAATGGTGACAATCCGTGAACTGTCCCGATGCCAGGGCCTGAGACCGTAAGGCACGCGCTAAGGTATGGGCATCGGAGGGACGCACCTCCGGCACCACCACCACCACCACCACGCCATGACCGCCACCTACTTCGCCGGCCTGACCACCCCTGAGGAGATCAAGCGTGCCTACCGCGACCTGGCCCGCAAGCACCACCCCGACCTCGGCGGCGACCTTGAGACCATGAAGGCGATCAACGCCGCCTACCACGCCGCCCTCAGCGGCCAGAACGGCAAGACGGCCGAAGGCCGCACCTACAAGTACAACCAGAAGACCGAACAGGAGATCATGGACGTGATCGCCGAACTGCTCAGGCTGCCCAAGCTGGAGATCAGCCTGATCGGCTACTGGGTGTGGATCCAGGGCGACACCAAGCCCTCGAAGGATCAGCTCAAGGCGATGAAGTGCCGCTGGCACTCCGGCCGCAGCTGCTGGTACTGGAAGCCCGCATGGTGCGGCAAGACCCGCAGCAATCCCGGCGGCCTTGAGACCCTGGCTGCCAAGTACGGCTACCAGGGGTTCACCAGCGAGACCCAGCAGCAGTCATCACCCCGCAAGCTAGCCGCCGCCTGACCTGAGCCCTGATCCCAGCCCCATCCGCCCCGCCCTCACCGGCGGGGCTTTTTCATTGGCAGACTGACCACATGATCCGAGTCGACACCTCCGGCATCGAAGGCCTGGCCCAGCGCCTGCAGCTGCTGACGGGCGACCAGATCAACCGCGACGTGGCCCGGGCCCTGCGACTCACCGGCGTCGCCGCCCGTGACCACCTGCGCCAGGAGCTGCAGAAGCCCGCCGGCGGGCCAATCGAAGGCGGCGCCACCCGCTGGACCATCGGCGCCACCTATGCCCAGCGGCTGGTCGATCCGCGCCGACTGGAGACCGAGGTGGGCTTCGCGTCGACGCAGCCCCGGGCGGCCGGCCGCTACCTGCGGCCGTTGCTGTCGGGCACGCAGCCGGTGATCAAGGGCATCGACCTGAAGCTGGCCGAGGGGAAGCGGCTGAGCTACCTGCCGGCACGGGATCTGCCCCGAACGCCCCAGGGCAACGTCAGCCGCGCGACGCTGGGATCAGCGGTCCTCAAGGGCCAGCCGTTCCTGCGGCCCCTGCGGGGCGGCTCCGGGTTCGGCGTCTATGCCCGGGTCGAGTCGCGGCTCGGCCGGACCGACACCTACGAATCCCGCCTGCGCCTCCTTGGCGTCCTGGTCCGGGGCCGCACCCGCACCCGCACCCTGGACCTGGAGCGCATGCTGGCGCCCGTGGCCCAGGCGGAGTTCCAGCGGCAGTTCGCGGCTCAGATCGCCACGACCCTGCGCAAGGCCGGCCTGTGAGTCAGTTGAGAGTGAGTCGCAATCGCAGGAACCTATGCCACGGTATCCCGGTCGGGATTGGGTCCTTCCTGGGGGGCGGGGGCCGCGGTTAATTTCGACCTCGCGATCTTCGCCTAGCGGGTGACCCCGAACTGGCTAAAACCTAGTCATACCAAGCACTTTGCCCCCATCCCCCCGCGGCCTTTATCGGGTCTTTAGCCTGACTTAAGCCCATTCAAGTCGCAATAAGGCATGAGACTGGTTCGCAAGAGCGAATTCGCCAGGATCCGTGGGGTGACCCCGGCGGCGATCACGCACGCGATCAGATCTGGCCGAATCCGTGGCGCCGTGGTGACCCGCAACGGCAAGGAGTTCATCGACCACGACCTGGCGATGGAGCTATGGGAGCGCAACACGATCAGCGATGATCCACCCCCGCCACGCCCCCCAGCCGCCACCCCCACGGCCGCCGACCGCAACGAGCTGCGGGCGATCATCGACGCGATCCCGGACGACGAGATTCCGGACATCAACGACAGCCGCAAGCGCCGGGCCTATTACCAGGCCGAGAAAGACAAGCAGGATGCGCTGCAGCGCCGCGGCGAGCTGGTCCCGATCACAGACGTCCGTCGCGAGGCGACCCGACTGGGCCGCCAGATACGCGACCTGCTGCTGATGATCCCGGCGCGGAACGCGGCGAAGCTCTGCACCATGCAGGACCAGGAGGACATCCGGCTGCTGCTGCAGGTTGAGATCGAATCCGCCTTGCGAGGCCTGGCCAATGCCTGACGGCGCCCTGATCTACCGCGAGGCCCTGATCGAGGCCCTGCAGCCCCCGCTGGACCTGACCGTCAGCGAGTGGGCGGACCGAGAGCGCTACCTGACCAGTCGCAGCAGCTCCGAGCCGGGACTGTGGCGCACGGATCGCGTGCCTTACCTGCGCGAGCCGATGGACCTGCTGAGCCCGCGTGAGCGTCGGATTCGACGAGTTGTGCTGCTGTTCGGCTCTCAACTCGCCAAGACCGAGTGCGGGCTGAACTGGCTGGGACGAACGATCGCCATGGATCCGGCGCCGTTCCTGGCGATGTTCCCGACCGAGTCATTCGCCAAGCGCCAGGTGCGTCAGCGCCTGACGCCGCTGTTCGAGGACAGCCCAGCGGTCAAGGCGAAGCAGATCAGCAGCAAGTCGCGGGATGCCGCCAACGCGATGTTCCTGAAGGAGTTCCAGGGCGACATGCTGCTGAGCATCATCGGCGGCAACAGCGGCAGCGCGGCCCAGGGCATGCCGGCTCAGAACGTTTGGGCCGACGAGGTTTCGAGTCTGCCGCTGGAGATGGATGACAAGGGCGACCCCTTGGAAAATGCCGAGGCCCGTCAGACCAACTTCCCGGACCGCAAGAGCCTGATCACCAGCACGCCCGGCACGCGCGGCACCTGCCGCATCACGTGGGAGTACGAGGAACGCAGCGACCGGCGCCGGTACGCGGCCCTGATGCCGTGCTGCGGCGCCCACGAGGTGCTGGTGTGGCGGGATCACATGGTCTGGGAGCGGCCCGACGGCGAGGTCTGGTGCCAGTGCCCGGCCTGTGGCGAGCGCATCGGGCAGCACCACAAGGGCTCCATGCTGGACGGCGGCATCTGGCGGCCGACGGCGAAGGGTGATGGCGAGACGGCTGGATTCCACCTGCCCGGGTGGTACGCCCCCTATGGCTGGCTGAGCTGGGAGAAGATCCGCGACGAGTTCCTGCGGGCGAAGGATGACCCTCTACTACTGAAGGGCTGGGTGAACAAACGCGCGGCCGAGGCCTGGGAGGATGCCGCAATCGCAGCGGTCAGCGCCGAGGGCCTGATGGGCAGACTGGACGGCGCCCACGAGGACGGCACCTGCCCCGAGGGCGTACTCCTGCTGGTCCAGACGGTCGACGTGCAGGACACCTGGCTGGAAACGACTGTCTGGGGGTTCGGCCGCGGCGACGAGATGTGGCGCATCTGGCACCAGAAGGTCGAGCTGACACCGGACGATCCGGAGGCGTGGGAGCAGATCGACAGCATCCGCCGGACGCAATGGCCCACGGCAGCCGGTGGCACGATGACGATCAAGGCCGCGGGCGTTGACACCGGCGGCCACTTCACCCACGAGGCCTACAGCTACTGCCGCGAGCGATCCCGCGAGGGCGTGGTGGCCCTGAAGGGCAGCAGCACCAGGTCGGCGGTGGCGATCAGCAAGGGCAAGAAGGTGGACGTGAACACGAAGGGCGAGACGATCAAGGGCGGCGTGACGCTCTACATGGTCGGCACCGACAGCCTGAAGCGGACGATCTACGCCCGGCTCAAGCGCGACGTGACCGGCCCTGGCGGGATCCACTTCGGTACCGGCACGACAGAGGACTACCTGCGGGGCCTGACTTGCGAGCGGCTGGTGCCGAGATCTGTCAAGGGGTTCCAGGTGCTGGAGTGGCAGAAGCCGGCGGGAGCCCGCAACGAGCCGCTGGACCTGACGGTCTACGCCCTGGCGGTGCTCGAGCTGATCAAGCGCCGCTACCACCGCGCCACGATGTGGGACCAGATCGAACGGCAACTGAAGCCCGCTACCCCAGTACCTGAGCCCGAGCCGCTCGGCACTGCCCCGCTAGAGTCCAGGCAGCCCCGGCGCCGCGGCGGGTTCGTGACGAACTGGTGATGACCGCAAGTTTTCCCGCAGAGGTCCGGCCGGGCGACACCCTGATCTGGGGCACGGCATCGGCTGTAACACCGACCGGCGGCCCGATCACAGCTGCCGCTGGCTGGGCGCTGACGACCTACATCCGGTTCCCAGTTGCCACCGGCGCCACCCAGTCAACCGGCGCGGCATCTGGCGATGGATGGGATTCGACGGTGAGCGCTGCGCTGACCAGCCTGTTCCCGGCGGGGCAGCGTGGCAGCTGGCAGTCGGTGGCGACGTTGGCGGCAGATGCCTACACGATCGGGTCGGGATCGTTCACGGTGCTGCCGAGCCTGACGGCTGCCGGTGCGATCGACACCCGCAGCCAGGCGCGGAAGGATCTGGAGGCATGCCAGGCCGCGATCCGGGCTGTGATTGCCGGCGGCGGGGCGCAGGAGTACCGGATCGGCGCGAGGCAGGTGAAGCGGTATGAGCTGAGCGAGCTGCTGACGCTGGAGGCCCAGCTGAAGGCGGAGGTGGCGCGGGAGGAGGAAGCCGAGAACATCGCCGCCGGCAGGGGCAGCGGCCGGACGCTCTATGTGAGGTTCACCTGATGGGATTCTGGCAGCGGATTCAGCACGCCTTCGCCGGCCCATTGCCGCAGCCCGCGCGACGCAGCTATGCCGCCGCGACCGGCGGGCGACTGACGGCGGGATGGCTGACGGCGGGCACGAGCGCCGACGCCGAGATCCAGGGCAGCCTGCCGCGGATCCGGGACCGGGCCCGGTCAATGGATCGGGATACCCCCTACGTGCCGCAGATCAAGCGGCTGGTGCGGGACAACGTGGTGGGCCCCCACGGCATCCAGCTGCAGATGCGAGTGATGCAGCTACGCGGCGGCCAGCTGGATGAGCGGATCAACTCGTCGATTGAACAGGGCTGGCGGCAATGGGGCAACCGCGACAGCTGCGACGTGGCCGGGCAGAAGTCCTGGCTGGACTTTGAGTGGCAGGCGGTGATGGCCGGTGTGGATTCGGGCGAGATGATCATCCGCATGGTCCGCCAGCCGTTCGGCCGCAACAACCGGATCCCACTGGCACTGGAGGCGATTGAATCCGACCAGCTGGACTTGAACCACGTCGGACCGTTGAAGGATCCGCGCAACAGTTGGCGGATGGGGATTGAGCGCGACCGCTGGGGGCGCCCGCAGACCTACGCGATCCTGACGGCCCATCCGGGCGACTATCTGACGTCGGGCACCAACGCGGCATCGCAGCGCCGGATCGAGTACGTGCCGGCGGAGGACATCGTGCATGTGTTCTTCCCCGAGCGGCTGGGCCAGACCCGTGGCGTGCCGCGGATCCATGCGGTGATCGCGGACGCGCACCAGGCGAACGGCTATGAGGAGGCGGCGACGATCCGGGCCAGGACTGCGGCGTCGCAGATGGGGTTCATCCGCACCGATTACGGCGAACTGATCGGCGATGGGGTGATGGACAACCAGAGGGTGACGGATTTCGAGCCTGGGGTGTTCAAGTACCTGAAGGTTGGCGAGGATGTGGTGGTGCCGCAGATGCAGTCGCCGGACTCGCAGTTCGAGATGTTTGTGCGGCAGAAGGGGCGGCGGATTGCGATGGGAACGGGCGTGAGCTACGCCAGCCTGACCCGTGACGCAAGCCAGGCGAGCTACAGCAGCCAGCGTCAGGAGTACCTGCAGGATCAGGACGCCTGGAGCGTGGAGCAGACGATGCTGATCCAGCGTCTGCACGAGCGAGTGTTCGCCGAGTGGCTGCCGCTGGCCGTCCTGGCCGGCGCGGTGCGGCTGCCGGACTTCGAGCTGCGACCGGAGCGCTACCTGATGGCGGCGCAGTGGCAGCCGAGGGGATGGCAGTGGGTGGATCCCAAAAAGGAGGCCGAGGCAAACGTGATCATGGAGGGAGCGGGCTATGTGAGCAAGACCCAGATCATCGCCAGGCTGGGGACCACCTACGAGCAGATCTTGAAGGACAAGCAGCAGGAACAGCAGCTCGAGGCCCAGTATGGGGTGCAGCCTCAGGCGCCACCGATCCGACCGGATCCGCCAGCGGAGGACTCGCCAGATGCCTGACCTGACACCGACCGCCGGGATGCGCGAGGAAGCGCAGCGCTACCGCGACTGGAAAGCCGAAGGCCGCCGCGGCGGGACAGCCGTGGCCGCCAGACGTGCGGGGCAGATCCTGAGCGGTGAGCCGCTGTCTGAGCAGACCGTGATCACCATGGCCGCATGGTTCGCCCGGCATGAGGTGGACAAACAGGCCGAGGGCTTCCGGCCGGGAGAGGACGGCTACCCCAGCCCGGGCCGTGTGGCATGGGCGGCGTGGGGCGGCGACCCAGGGCAGCGGTGGGCGAGTGAGAGGGCCGATAGCATCAAGGCAGATCGCAGCATTGCCGGGATGGAAGATCAGGGGGCCCGCCCGTATCCGAATGAGCATGCCGCGCGACTGGTGGACCCGGATGGGTTCGATAGGTTCCGCCGCCAGAACGACGCAGGGGGCGAGGGGGTGGACTTCATCTACGGCATCAAGGGCGACGATCCGGTGGTGCTGCAGGCGATCCGATTCGATGCTGATCGGTTCACCCCGGCCGAGGCCCGGCAATGGCTTGAGGACCACGATCACCAGGCGATCCTGTTCGAGGAAGCGACGGGAGAGCGTGAGCTGACGCCAGACATGACGGTGGCGCAGGGGATGCTCTACGAGGCACTGGAGGAGATCACCGACGAGGTGGGCCAGTTCAGCCAGGCTGATGCTCACTACATGCCCGAGAGCCCGTTCGCGGGGCAGGGGATGGTGTGCAGCAACTGCGCGTTCTACCAAGGCCCGGCGGCCTGCGATCTGGTCGAGGGCGAGATCGCCCCCGGCGCACTGTGCAAGCACTGGATCATCCCGGCGAGCAAGCTGAGCGCTGAGTCTGCGGCACCCCGGCAGCTGGCGCATGGTGAGCTGCAGCGGTGCTTTGGGTCTGGCGTGGTCCGCCGTGAGCTTGACGTGGCGATGGCTCCGGAGGCGATTGAGGACGGGATCCGGTTCACGTTCAGCAGTGAGTCACCGGTGGAGCGGTGGTTCGGCAGTGAGGTGCTGAGTCATGCCCCTGGCGCGGCGGACCTGAGCCGGCTGAACAATCGAGCGGTCCACCTGTGGAACCACGACCGCGACGTGGTGCTGGGCGTCGTGACTGGCGCTGAGATCGGCGCCGATCGCCGTGGCGTGGTGACAACCCGCTGGAGTCCGAACACCAACGAGCGCGGGAGCGAGGAATGGAAGCGCCGGCAGGACGTCGAGAGCGGGATCACGAGCAAGGTGAGTTTTGCCTATGAGGTGCGCGACGCGATGGACATGGGCGACGGCAAGATCCTGGTGACCAAATGGGCACCGCTGGAGGTCTCCACCGTGTCAATCCCTGCTGACGACTCGGTGGGGCATGAGCGGCAGCTGCGGGAAAGCCAGGCTGAGATTCAGAAGGCTGAGATTGAGGACATAGGAGCAGAGCTGACATCAAGCGAACGGCAGCGGCTGGAGCACCCGGCTGCCGCCCCGCCGGAACCTCAACAATCGACCCCCCCTATCATGAAGGAGCAACGATCGGCTGCGTCCGAAACGATGACCATCGAAACCACCGATGCCCGTTCGGCCGCTGAGGTCGAGCGTGAGCGCATCAAGAGCATCAACGCCATCTGCCGCCAGCACGGCATGCCTGAGGGCATGGCCGACGACCTGGTCGACGCTGGCGCTTCCGTTGACCAGGCCCGTGAGCAGGTGCTGGGCAAGATCGGCGCCCGCAGCCGCGAGCTGCAGCCCGGCGGCCTGCACGTCGAGGCTGACGCCCTGATCGGGATGGATCAGCGCGACCTGAAGCGCTACTCGATGATCAAGCTGCTGCGGCACATGGCCGAGCCGACCAATCAGTCCCTCCGCGATGCCGCCGGCTTTGAGCTGGAGTGCCACAACGCTGCCGAGGCCAAGGCCGACCGTGCCGCCAATGGCAAGTGGGTTCCGTTCGACGTGGTGGTCGCCAAGCGCGACCAGACCGTCGGCAACTTCGGCAAGGGCGGCGCACTGGTCGGCACCGAGCTGCTGGCCGGATCGTTCATTGATCTGCTGATTAACCAGTCGGCGCTGCTCCAGTCCGGCATCACCACCCTGGCGGGCCTGACCGGCAACGTGGACATTCCCCGGAAGACCGCTGCATCGCAGCACTACTGGGTTGGCGAGGACGTTGACGTCACCAACAGCGACGCCACCTTTGGCCTGATCTCCAGCACCCCCAAGACCATCGGGGTTCGAGTGCCGGTGTCCCGCCGGTCCCTGATCCAGACCACTCCGGACATTGACACTCTGGTGCGCCAGGACATGGCCGAGCGCATGGCGCTGGGCGTGGACTCCAGCGGCCTGTACGGCAGCGGCTCCAGTGCGCAGCCGCTGGGCCTGCGCAACGTGACCGGCATCGGTTCGGTGACCCTCGGCGGCGGCGCCTCTCAGGTGTACCCGGCCAATCTGGGCAGCGGCACGCACGACTCCGGCGACTGGAGCGACTACATCGACCTGCGGGCAGCCTGCACCGCGGCGAACGTGAATGTGGGCAGCGCCCGCTACATCATGAACGCCATCACCGAGGCCGGCGGCATGAAGACCCTGCGGGCTTCGGCTGCTGGGTCGGACTACATCGTCTCGGACGCTGGCACCATCGGCCGCCATCCGGTGCTGGTGTCCAACCAGGTGCAGACCAATGACGTGTTCTACGGGGTGTTCTCGGATCTGGTCCTGGCCACTTGGAGCGGCCTGGACATCGTCGTGGACCCCTACACCCAGTCGGCCAAGGGTCAGGTGATCTACACCGTGATGCAAGATCTGGACTGGGTGTGCCGCCGGGCCGCCAGCTTCGCCCTGGGAAGCTGATGGCCTGGATCATCCTCCAGACCGCCTGCTGCATTGCAGGCGAACAGTGCCAGCCGGGACCTGATCCAATTCAGGTCTCCTCTGCCGATGCCAAGCTGCTGATCTCCCAGCAGCTTGCCCTGCCGGCGGAGGCGCCGGCCCCGGCCCCGGTCGAGGCGCCGGTGTGCAAGCCACGCAACCTGAAACCCCCCGTCGCTGACAAATGACCATCCACAACCTCGGCGGCAAAACGACCGCCTTCCAGCTTCACGCCTGCGCCGTCGTGGCACTGGCGAGCACCACCGGCGCCGGCCAGGTTGGCGGCTCGGCCGCCACCGTGGACCTGCTGCCCTACGAGGGTGACGTGACGTTCTCCCTGGACCATGCCGCTGCCGGCTCTGGCGTCACTCTGACCGCCAAGATCCAGCACAGCGACACCACGACCGCCGGCGATTTCGTCGACGTGACCGGGGGCGCGTTCACTGCGGCTGCCGCCAACACCGCCGGCTTCGCCACGCTGACGCTGAGCAGCGACATCCTGCGCCGTTACGTGCGGGTGCTGTTCACCACCTCCGGCGGCACCAGCTCCGGTGCCGTGAGTGTGATGGGTCGGGGTTCGGCGAAGTACCTCTGATCGATGATTGACGCAGACCTGGATCTGCTGTTCAGTTTCGGCGCCAGCAGCGTGACTGCGGGCGCCGTTTCTGGTCTGGGGCTGCTGATGATGCCCGGCGAGATCATCGCCGATGGGATGGTGCTGACGACGGACTATGAGCTGACGGTGAAGACCAGCGAGTTCGGCAACCTGCAGTACGGGACCGGAATCGTGGTTGACGCCGTGCCCTACACCGTGCGGAGCGTGATGCCGATCGATGACGGCCGACTGAGCATCGTGCGGATGCAGGCGACGGCGATCGAGAGCCCGGCGCCCTTGGGCCCGGCGGTGCTCGAGGGCGACAGCGTGGACACCGACAGCGAGGTGGTGCTGGACGGCGGCACCCCGAGCACGGTCTACATCTACGACAACGTCATTGACGGAGGGGCGCCATGAGCGAACGGATCACCAGGTTGCGGATGCGCGGCGGGACAGCGGCCGAGTGGACGGCGGCCAACCCGGTACTGCTCTCCCGTGAGTTCGGCATCGAGACCGACACTCGGCGCCTGAAGATGGGCGACGGCACGACCGCCTGGGCCAGCCTGCCGTACTTTCTGGCCGGTGCTGACGTGCGGGGGCAGGTGAGCCGGCTGACCAGCTACCAGATTCCCTCCGCGGCCCAGGGCGTCTACCGGGCGATCGGCGCCACCGGCACGCTGGACACGACCACAGTGAGCGGCCTGGCGCTGGGCACGACGGACACGATGGGCCTGCGCAACAGCAGCGGCACCACCGTGCTGCTGCGAGTGTCGGGATCGGCGGAGGCGACGGCCGGGAACGGCAACACCCTGGCCCTGAAGCTGGCCGTGAATGGCGTCGTGATCGATGCGACCGAGGTCCATGAGATCCACAGCACCGGCGACGGCCGCCAGGATGCGAAGCTGACGACGACGTGGATGGTGTCGCTGCCGGCAAACGGCGAGGTGTCGATGCACCTGGCGAATCTGAGCGCATCGGCCAACATCACCGTGATCAGGGCCCGGCTGGTGGCGAGCCAGGTGCATCTGTGAGGGCCGCTAGCATGAGGGCACAGGAGGCGCGATCATGACCCTCGGCGCAACATCAGGGTTTCTGACCCGCGACCTGGGCACCCTGACCAGCGCCGGTGTCGGCACAGCCCGCGAGAGCACGGGCGTTGACCTGACGTTCCAGGTGGTCGTGTCAAGCATCGGCACGAATGTGGTCGTGGCGTTTGAGGGCAGCCTGGACGGCACGAGCTACGGCCGCCTGAGCGATGGCGTGGTGGACAGCTACACGATCACCGCGAACGGCACCTACCTGTATCAGATGCGCGGCCCGGTGCGATTCGTGCGGCTGCGGCTGGTGAGCGTCACCGGCGGCACGCCGAGCGTGACGGGCACCGTCGGGACTGGTCGATGATTCCGGACGACTATCCGATCACGGTGGCCCAGGGCGGCACCTACCAGCTGGACGTGCAGCTGCTGGACAACGTGCGGCCGGTGACGCTGACGGCCGGCAGCGACCTGATCGGTCTGCGGTGCCATGGATTCGTGGCAGGCGATCTGGTGGGCTTCCGATCGGACGCCGGGACGTTCCCCTGCGGCATGGCCGGGGTGGCGGGCTACTACGTGATCAGCGGCGGCCTGACCAGCGATGCGTTCAAGGTGAGCGCGACGGTGGGCGGCGCGAGCATCGGGATCAGCCCGATCGCTGAAGATCTGACCGGCATCGGCTACGAGGTCGGCAAGGCCGTGAGCCTGGTCGGCGCGACGTTGGATGCTGACGTGAAATCAACGATCGACGGTTCACTGGTCGCATCGTTCACCGTGACGCCTTTGACCGCCGCGGCCGGCACGTTGCGGATGAGGCTGGCCCCGGCGGCGACCCTGGCGATGCCCGCCGGCGACCAGTACGCCTACGACCTGAACTACCAGGTGGGCGGCGACAGCTACTACCCGATGGCTGGCCAGCTGACGGTGCTCGGCACCAGGAGCCGCCCATGAGCGCAAGCGTGATGGAGCAGGGCCGCGCCGGTGTGTCGGTGTCAGTGCCGGGGCAGCGAGGCCCTGCCGGGATCATCCGTCGCCGGACGGTGGCCAGCACGAGCTACACCCTGACCATCGAGAATTGGAGCGAACTGCTGGTGTTCACCAGCAGCAGCACCGTGACCGTGACCTACCCGGCTGGGCTGGGGGCCGAGTTCGAGTGCCTGATGCTGCAGTACGGCACCGGCCGAGTCGTGGTCAGCGCTGGAGCTGGCGCCACACGACGGGCGGCGACGAGCGCGACGGGCACGGCCTACCAGTATGCGACCGCGAGCGTGATCGCCCTGCCGGCCACTGATGAGTTCCTGCTGACTGGAGAGGTGAGCGCAACATGACCCACCTGGTGCCGGTGTTGAGGCCCGTCCTGGGCAGCCCGTTCCGGCGGGCATCGCTGTATCGAGCAGCCGGCGAGATCCCGAGCTGGCACATCGCCCCGGTGCGAACCGGCACGGTGACGGATTTGATCTCGGGGTCGAACATCATCACGTTCACCAACAGCAGCCCGGCCTGGGGGTTCAACAGCTCGGGCGTGCTGGTGCAGCCCTCGGCCAATGTGCCATTCATCGAGTATGACCCGGCGACGGGGGCGGCGTTGGGGTGGCGGGTGTGGGATGTGGTGACGAACCTAGCGCTGCACTCCAGGGATCTGACGCAGACGGCATGGGTGAAGTCTGGGATCACGCCAACACGAGATCAGGTCGGTGCTGACGGCACCGCCAACATGGCGACGAGGCTGACCGCAACGTCGAGCGATGGCACAGCGCTGCAGACGATCACGAGTGCATCAGCTACTCGCGCCTCTGGATTCCTGATCAAGCGCATTACCGGGACTGGCGTGATTCAGATCACGCAGGATGGCGGCGCGACATGGAACACTGTCTCGATCACAAATCAATGGCTGCGGTATCCGATCGCGGCGGCAACCGTGACGAATCCACAAATCGGGTTCCGGATTCGCAGCAGCGGCGATGAGATCGCAGTCGACTTCGCTCAACTGCAGTCGTCTTCAACTCTTGGCCCGCCCGTTGAAACTGGTGCCCTCACCGCCAGCAGCACGGCGGACGTGGCGAGCATCACGGGCGCGGCGTTTGCGGGGATCTGGAATCAGGCGGCGGGGACGGTCTATGCCGAAGCCACTACGTCGTCAACAACTGGCGTTCCCGTGCTTGCCCCACGCGCCACCGCGTCATCCGGAGACAGAATACAACTTGTATTCGGCTCAAGTGGTCAATCTGCAGTCTTAGTATCTAGCGTCATTCAGGCGATTTTTTCGACACCAGCGGCTTCCAAAAGAGCACTGGCATTTGCGGCCAATGACTTCGCTCTTGCCTATGGCTCAACGATCGAAACAGATACGTCTGGCGCAGTGCCAACAGTCGATTATGCGACGATCGGCAGGTTCGACTTCGGTGGTAACCAAACTCTCAACGGCTACATCCGCGACATGGCAATCTTCAAGTCCCGCCGCCCAAACGCCAACCTCCAAGCGATAATGCAATGAACCACTACACCCTCCGCTTCCCCGACGAGCCCAAGGCCGAGGCCACCGCCGACCGGATGGGCTATCTCGATGACGATGGCGAGATCAAGAGCCTCGGCCACAAAGGTGCCCTCGACATCATCGGCACCGCCACAGTCCCCGGCACCTACGACGAGCAAGGCAACGAGATCACCCCGCCCATCGTGCTGCCCGGCTTCTACGTCAACCTCGCCATCCCCGGCCCGCTGTCCCGCGCTCTGGCTCCATTCCGCACCGCCTATGGCTCAGGCGGGCGGATCTTCGCCGGCACCGAGCCCGACCCAACAGCCTGGCCCCCAACCCCGACCCCATGACCACCCGCCGCGAACAGATCCTGTCCACCTGGGCCGCAGCCCTCGCGGGGATGCCGCAGGTGTCGGGCCGAATCTGGCGCAGCCGGGTGGAGCCGCTGCAGCGCCACGAGTCGCCCGGCATCGCCCTGGAGTGGATTGACGACAGCCCGGACGTGCGGACCAGCCTGCCGTTCCTTGACTGGACCCTGCAGGCCAGGGCGGTGGTGATCGTGCGCGATGCCCAGCCGGACGTGATCGCGGATCCGATCGTGGCCGAGATCCACCGGCGCACGATGGCCAGCACGACCTTGCGCGATCTGGCGATTGACGTCATGCCTGGCCGGACCACCTGCGAGCTGCTGCAGGCCGATTCGCCAGCTGGCCTGATCACCGTCCCATTCGTGTTCAACTACCGTACGAGTGAAGCCGACCTGGAGGCCTGAGTAGCATGGAGGACGACACCCGCGGCATCGGCGGGATCTGGGAGATGGATCCGGCCACCGGCCTGAGGCATCGCCCCGCAGCCGAGCCAGCCCCTGCCGACCCCGAACCCGAGCATGGCCTACAAGACGAAGCTGCGGACGATCCTGGCCAAGACTGAGGGCGCCAGCTATGGCGTCAGCTCAAGCCCGGATGGCACCAATGCGGTTCTGGTCAACTCCGACCTGGCCCTGACGCCCCTCGC